GTATCACTCTTTCAAAAGCAACACTGCCAAAAGTTATTTCTTTGCCCGATGACATTGGTACTTATCGAGTATCAGGATCCGGAGCTATAATACAATTTGAACCTGTTGACTTCAATACTCTAATGATGAAGATCGAGATTGGAGAGGCAATTAATGGTAGTTACGGATACTATACCAAAATAGGAGGAACAGTTTATATCTGGCCTCTTGTTATGGAAGGATCAGCTATAGTGATTGCTGAAGATCCTTTTGATATTCAGGTACAAGAAAATAATGTTCTTCGGGCAATGACTTTTGAAGATGATTATCCACTTGATATCGGACTGGCACAAAAAATTATTCTCGAAATTCTTACCAAAGATCTTGCTATTTCAGAAGGACAGGTTGCAGATATATTAAATGATTCCCAGGACCAGTTTAAAATATTAAAAAATGTCCCCGAAAGAAGTAATTCGTGATACGATAGCCAGAATAGACAGGTACAGAAAAAAAGAACCTGGAAATAAATATACCTATACATCATGGATTATTAAGAGATATATTCATTACATGATTGAGGCAATTCTTCATGGTTACATCATCAAAATTTATAGTCCTGTTCCAATTGCAAAAATTTATCTTGGTTATACTCCGGTTGAGAAATTGAGAAAGTCACATAAGAAAAGATATGTATTCAGTTCCAGGATGTTCGGATTTATGTTTTATATTTCGATTACTGGGAAACGAATCAATGATGAAACATATTATTTTCTTATGGATCAATCTTTAAGAAAAAGAATTGCTGATATAATAAACACTGATACTATTTATCAATTTGTCAAAACATGAAAAAGGTATCCATAAGACAAGCTATACTTGATGCTATTGGAGATACTGATGAGCAAATGGGAAGATATCCCAATCAGTTATTAAAATGGGCAAAGTACATGGAAAAGGAAATAGGATCCAGACTTGGATATCCGATTCAGAATACACTTCATAACGTAACCGGGTGTTATCTTGATCTTCCGGCAAACTGTTACAGAGTACTTGGAGTTGTACCAGGAGATCATGTTGATGAACTTAATATTCAGTATTTAGATCTCAAAAATCCATTAGTCTCTATTGACAATGTATCCAATGATATTTGCTATGTATGGCAACCGCAGAATTCAACATGGGTCAGTCAATTATTCTGGGAAGAAATTGGTGAGCAACTTCACATGATAAAAGATTATGAAGGACAGGATATGACTCTTGTTTCTCAGTATATTCCTACTGATGAAAAAGGATTCTGGCTTGTGAATGAATCTCATGTTGATGCTATCAAAAAGTACATGATCTACATGATGGCATATAAATTTCGGTGGAAAATGTTCAAGAGTGATAAACTTCTTCGTCAGGGACATATAGAGACACTTCAGGAACTTCGCAGGGATTATAATATTGCAGTAAGATCAGCCCGGGCCGAAGATGGTAAAGAATCAGAATTTGAAAGAGTTCAGTACTAATGGATGTAATAAACAGAATAGCGGACGGTGTTCATTTGGACAATAATGAATATGACCAGCCTGATAATACCATGCGGAATAACCGTAATGGAGTAATATTTGATCTTGTCTCCGGAAATTATGTGTGGAAAAATCTTAAAGGTACTCTCCAGGTACTCGATCTTGCTACCAATGATTATGTGATGAGATCATGCTGGATCCGTAGTCGTTACTTCCTGTTTGTTCTCAATACCAATAGTAATTATGTTCAACTGAAAGAACTTCTTTTTGGAGTTAATGGATCTGTTTCATCAACTGCAGTAAGATGGCAGACAACAAATACTCTGATGAATATGAGTAAATCATATCCTATCAGGGCAATGTTCGGAGTATTCGAGAATGAAGAGATCCAGAGAATTTACTGGTCGGACTTTAATAATCACCCGCGTTGTATCAATCTTGGTAATGAGGTAAGTGTTACACCGAATGAAAAATTCATTGATCTGTTCCCTATTCTTGATAATTCATACGGATCAATAAAGTTTACTGCAGAGATACCAGGAGGAAATCTGAAAGCCGGAGTTTATTTTTTTTGCTGGCGATTATTCAAAGAAGGCTATTACACTGACTGGTCCTATTTGTCATCTCCAATACCTGTATTTAACGGATCGATAGGATCTACTTATGCAGATTATCATCTTATCGAAGGTGCCAAACCTAATGAGAAAACAACTAAAGGTTTACAACTTACTCTTGGAAACATTGATAATGATTATGAAAAGATACAGGTAGCATCATTTTACTCAAATGACTATAATTCTATTGCTGAAGGAATGATAATCTATGAGAATATCATTGTAGCTTCTACGATAGTATTCAATTATACCGGTGGAGAGAATGCAGGAACAGTTACCACAAATGAGTTAATGATTACTTCGATTCTGATTGAAAAGTGTTTTGATATGATGAGTATCAAAAAAAGAAATGTGATGGCAAACCTGGTTGAGAGATCTGAACTGGATTTCAGTAACCTGGCATCAGGAAAGAATAACCAGATCAATGTTAGTATCCTTCCTTCCCAGTATGGTATTTTACTTGATACAACTCCTTATGGATTTCACTCAGGTACTCCTTATACAAAAGAGTTATATGGAATAAAAACAGCAGCTCTTGAAATATCAACTTATAAGTTGTTTTCCGGAATGTATCATTATGCTGTCACTGATGTTCATTATCATGAAGCACTTACTGAAAATCCGGTAACTATTCCTGCAGGAAAATATTTTAAAACACCTGGTCTTGGAGTAGGAGCAATTACCGGAACTGCAAAACTGGCTATTGTAATTAAAAAATATCGCAAAGCATCAGCATCTATTCCTTATGATCTTACAGATGATTATGTTCTCGATGCAACTACTGTTGACAATGAATATTACAATTACAAGAATCCAAGGTTTACCGAAAAATTAAAAGGATATCCAGCTGGTGAAAAAATCCGTCTTGGAGTATTATTCCTTGATAAGACAGGCCGACCATTCTTTGCAAGATATCTTTATAATACCGAAATAGTATCAGGTGGATTGACTATTGGACCAGGTGATACCAGAATCCCGGAGAGAGGTGAGAATGGAAGTTTTAATATTGCATTCTCTGACAGGTTTGTATCTGATGTTCCGGAATACTACAAGAATACTATCGGACTTGTAAATTATCTTACTGTTTCAGGTATTGACATATCTTCTGTAAAAGACAAGATTGGAGCATTCATGATTGTTAGATCTCCTATCGAAAGACAAAATCTCGCATATGGAGCTCTTGGATTCATGAATAGAGATAATAATGATGTCTGGGCAAATAAATGTTTCAGAGCTGAGGCAGATGATTCTGCTCATTATCCAGGAGCTTATGCTTTCTACTGTCCGGAGGATATGTTCGAGTTCAAGGATTTTAGTATCCAGCCAGGTGATAAACTGGTAAATAGGTATTACATGACTCCATTTTATCCACAAGGAACACCTAAGTATGGTGGTGGATCATATGTTGCCGGTATGCAAGGTTATGGTGTTGAAATGGATGCTGGAAACGGACTTCAATATAATATTTACCAGAAATTCTATGTTCCTGATGATATTACAACTCCTACAGGAAATGGAGTAAAAGGAGTTGAACATGAGATTATAGCTTATACCAAATATCGTCAGGGAGATGGTGATGAGATTGTTTTTGATCCAAGGGATGAGACAAAATGGCTTAGATACCGGTCAGTTTTTATAAGTGGATCTCCTTTGTACACTTATCTGACTAATCTTGGTATTGCAGTTATTGATATTGACGAAACAGGAAACAATGTAAAAGGTTTATTTGATCTTCCGGAAGATAGTCCACGAATGCTTATGTGTACTATCAAAAGAGAAAATACTAATCCTTACGGTGGAACTGGTGATGCAGCTCTGGCATCATCAGTATATATTTCAACTGGACATTACCAGGAAATAAATGATACGGTTCTGAATGATATCAAATCAGGAGATTCTTATATATTCAATGAGATTGACGTTTTTGGTGGAGATACTTTTGTTTGTATTTGGGATTTTCTTCATACTATGCGTAACGAAGATCTTGATGGTGTTTCCGGCCGGTATAGTCATTCATTTCTTCTTCCAATAGAATCAAGGATAAATCTTGATCTCAGGGAAGGTGATCATGTTGGACAATTCAGATGTTATCCTACAGTAAATGGAATGAGATGGAAAACAGGAAATGACAAATGGGAATTGTTCAACTACAATGATGGTTACTCTTCTGATAATGCCAGTCGATATCATCTTCCTCTTCCAAATAATTTCAGACTTGAAAATATCTTTGATACCAGGATAAGATATTCGAATGAAAAATCATATGGAGAATATGAAGATAAATATAGAAAATTCAGTGCACTGGATTACTTCACCATTGAGACAATGTACGGACCTATTATTAATATCCGGAGTAAGAATAATAATATCATTTACTGGCAGAAAAATGGAGTAGGATATATACCGATGGGAGAAAGGGCCTTGACAAGTAACGATATGGGTAATGCCGTTCAACTTGGAGTAGGAGGGATATTTGAAAGGTATGATAACCTAATTGATATGATAGGTAATTCCAATCAGTTCGGACTTGTGGAATCTGATGAAGGATTTACCTGGTATGATGGTATCCGTAAATTACTTGTTTCATTAAATAATGGGATGAAGTTCTCTCAGGAATCCATTGTAAAAGGTATTGATTCGTATCTGGTAAACACGGTTCCAAATAATATCGATTCTTTTGATAATCCTACACTTGATTATGGAGTTATCAGTGGTTATGATCCAAGGGAGAAAATGGTATATATTACCTTCCGGATGAATGGATTTGATGAAACGGTAGGTATCAATATCAAGTCAAATAAGTTTGTAGGATTCTTTGATTTTCAGCCAAGGTTATATTTCAGTTTCAGAGACTACATGTATGCAGTTATCAATAACTCGAAGACAATTCACCAGCATGGAACAGGAACTATTGGAAGTTATCATGGAGTAACAAAGGATCGTTATTTTACAATCATTGTTAAGGATCCTAATAATCTTGCTAAGATATTTGAGACATTTGAGCTTATTGGTAATGACAAGTTTTTCGCAACAATAGATTTTACCTTGGAAGATGGATCTACTACAAAAGAATATTATTCCGGAGCAAATTCAAGACATCTTTCACAAAGACTCGAATACCGTAACAAAAGATGGTTTGGGAATTATCCTAAAATTTCCCGGCAAAGATTGGTTAGTGGCTATGTAAAGATTACTTTTACTGACACAGGAACCGATGATCTAAGATTTTTACAATTGAAAACTGCTTATCAGGAAATGATATGAAAACTAAAGCTCAGGAATTAAAATGTGGCGGCACGACAAAAAAGATGAAGAAGGGTATAAAGA